TGCTCGTCGTCACTCTTGACATTGACGGTGTAGACGCCGCAGCCATAAGCACGGTCATAGAAATCTTCGAATGCCACAAATGACAGCTCAATCCATCTGTCATAATCTTCATTGCCGTTCACGTAACATTTGAGAATTTCATGCAGGTCATCGAGCTCGACATCTGGATAAATCTCAAATATGTTCTTTGCGTCACCAACATCTACAAATGTCTTAGCAACACTCAAAGCCTGATAGACTCTCCAACCATGGCGTTCTTCCTTATTAAAGAGGAACACACCATTGTCATAATCGTTCGGGTCATAGTTAGCAATCGGTTCATCAATATAAATGACGGTGACATCCTGTTTCGGCACGAATTTACCAAAGATAATTTCCTTCTTAGACGTGTCAATGTTAGCTTCTTTTTGCGTAAACGAAAGTAAGTGCGTATTGCTGTAACTGTCCAAGCGTCTTTGCAACATTGTATATGCAGAGAGGAAAATATTTCCCGGAATTGGCTGGTTTCTGTTGACCAAGCGAGCCGCATCGCATGCATTGACAATAATATCGCGGATTGTAATTTTTGACATAAACTTAACCTCTCAATTTGATGTAATTGTTATAATATCGACCGAGACTCTCGGAGTTCAGCCATTGTGCCAAGCGTCTCATTGTCATAGGGTACCAGTATTGGTTGTTGCCTAACCTTACAAAGGAAATCTGCGAGTTCGGCAGGTACCTGATATTGTGCACGAATGTTGAAGATGCCCTTGCCGGTGTATTGGTAAAAGGCACAGAAGCCTTTGCAGGACGGAATTCCTGCGGTTGCATAGCTTCCATTGCTGCTTGAGCCTGCTTGGCTGGGTTAGCGGCTAGTCTTGACCAGAACTCAGCGTACGGATTCCATCCTATCCATGTCATAATTAAATTCCTCCGGTTCCATTGCGGCATTTACAGCCTTCTGTTGCTCAGTGGCCAATTTCAACTTTTCCTTCTCGAGGGAAATCATTTCCTTGGTCATAGCAACATTTGCCTGTCCCTGTTTAGCCTGGACTTCAACATTTGCCTCAGCCGCATCAATCTGTAATTGCTGTTCTTTGAGGCGCATTTCGTCATTGTGGATAATCATATCCTTGAGTATCTGTTCCTTCTGGTTCATCAACTGCATGTTCAATGTGTCGATTTCCTTCTGGAGTTCAGCATTCTTTGCGACCTGAAGTTCAAGCATATCCTGAGTTTCATTGAGGACTGCATTCATCTTGTTCAATACAGATACTGCTTCTGGGTCCTGCTTACCATCGCTGTCAGATACGAACATAACATCTTCACTGTTAGCAACAATATCTGCCAAAATCGGTTCTTTGACATCCTGGTCAAGTGTGTCAATATAATGCTTGGCAATAATCTTCTGGCTCTTTTCGTCGAGCAACTGAGAGATTGCCAATAATTGCTGTCTGCGCTTCTGCAATTTAGTAATTGTCTCAGGACCGTTAACTAATTTAAACGTTGGCAACTTATCGATATTGAACATCCAGCAATAAATTTCACACAGAGACTTGGTGAATGCGAAGATTGCCTGATATGCGTTCTCGTATAAAGAGTTTACATTGCTCTCGCTGTTGGCCTGTTGTGTCAAAATCTCCGTAGCAGTCTGGTTGACGCTCATCGGCTGGATTCCTTCTGAAGGGATGCCTAAAGTGTTGGCTATCAAGGAGTTACAAGCATCAATAGTGGCCATTAAGTCTTGAGTTTGGTAGGTCTCAACTATCGGTGTTGGAGCGACGTCGCCATTGTAAAGACAAACCAGAGATTCCTTAGTCTGTAATTTCTCATAATATCTCTCGAGGCCATCAAGAGCCTTAGCCGGCATGAGGAAGTTTGCCTTAGGACTTCTGTTTGCTCTTTCCAATAATGTCGAATATGCCAAATTCATACCGAACTGGAGGTCCGCGGTCATATCGACAATACCGTTAAAGTCTATTTTATTATTGCGTCTTACTTCATTATAGCAGAAGCGGTAAATAGGAATTCTGGAAATATTCAATTCCATCGGTTCCGAAATAATCAAGTTACCACATGCCTTAGTGACCGTAACAGTTCCCTTTTCATTAATTTCATAGAATGTAACGATTGGGCAGCTGTCTGCAGGGATTGTCCACTGGCTTCCCAAATTACCCAATATACAAGAACCGTCAGAATTGACAACATTCTCACCGTATAATCTCTTGGCCTTGGAAGTCGCAATAAAATCGACAACACCTGCATATTCGCAGTCACTACCGTCAAGTTCGCGGCAACATGGATCAAACGCGATGTGGGTAGGGTCATTGACAGCCTCCAACGAGAGCTCACCATTGACCGACGTTAAAATAACATAACCAACACCACAAATACATGCAGCCCTTACAGCTTCCGTAAAGACATATTTGGTGTTGGTTGTATTTTCTAAATCATCAATTGCCTGTTGGACCTGCTTGTATGTTCCATCTGGGTCGTCAATCTCACAATGCCATGGCGACTTGCTGAACGGCGAGACAATGGCGTTTAAGAATTTCGCATACATATTGAAGCTTCGGCAAATTCTGCCAACTCTGTCAACAGCTGCAATAGATTCATCATTCCAATAGTTTCCCGAATAAATTTCATAATCCCTGACCTTTCTATTAACTAGGTCAGAATAGTAAGATGAACTTTTAGAAAGCTTTTCGCGTATTTTTTGAAGCGTTTGTTCCATTTTTAAAGTCCTTTATAATAATCTTATATATTTATTACCGGAATAAGCGGCTCATCAATTCGCTCTCCCTCTTAAAGTCAATTCCCTCATCAGTGTCGTAGAACGTCAATGCAAGGGCGTCGGTTGCGTCAGGAGAATGGCCCAGAATTTCCTTGATGTCCTCTTTAGGCACAATAGCCTTCTTTCCCTGAGCAGTAATAATATACGATGTGGCAAACAGTTCGTCCATTATTTCCTGGTCCTCGATAAAGAAGCCTCCATCGATGGCCTTGACTAGGTTGGTATACATGTCCGCACGGGCATTTAAGTTGTATTGGTCCTTTGCTTTACTACCAAAATTAACGGAATTAATGTGATAACCCAGCTTAAGGTAATCCTCGACGCCCGAACTGAAACCGCCAGTCCCGTCAATAAACACTTTCACGTTGGGATATTTGCGGATTAATTTCTCAACTTCCGATGCGACCTTGTAAGTGTCCGCATGGAACAACGGCACCTTTTCCAATATTCTAAAGCTGTCCCTAACGATAATTACAGTAGAGTCGTTGCCATAACGAGCCATATCTATTCCCATGTAATACTTACTGTCTTTACCCCTGACGACTGAAGACATAGTGACGTCTGCCAAAATGCAGTTCTCGATGGCAGTGTCCATAATCTCGCCCTCAAGTTCTTGCTTTCTCATGAGCGGGTCTGAAACTGACGACTCAATTAAAGCAATTGATTCTTCAGATAATTTGTCGTTTTCTTTATATGTTCCTGTGAATATATCCCAATCACCCAACGCCATATGTTCTTTGAAGCGTCTGTTCCAAATAGTTCCTACACGGGGTGTGGTGCAAAATCTAATTTTAGGTTTAATGCCAAAACCTCTACAACAAGGACCCGCTACATCCAATAAATCTGCTGGAGCCATCGCAACTTCATCCAATACCATCAAAGAAATATCAGACTGGCCTCTAACATTCTCGTAATTGTCATAAGAATATCCGAAACAAATACCTTTATTATAGGCAATTGTCATATCTGACTTATTAAATTGCGGTATTAGCTGGTCATATATTTGAGGGAATTCTTTTTGTAATTCAGCAAAACACCTAATTACTTCAGCAAATAGGTTCTGCTTTAATGTTGAATATGTCTGTGAGAAAGCCAAAATTCTCTGACCCTTCATTAGAGCCAGAGTTATTAGCCATGACATAATCCATGTTTTACCAGTAGAACGAGATGAAACAATCCCGGCATACTGTTTTTTACTGTGTGTTAATTTCTTTTGTATCGGTAGGAGCCTATCCTCAAGATTGTACTTCAACTTCATCGTCACCGCCTATAACAATTTCCAATGTTGTATCTTTAGTGTCGGAGTTGTTATTGACCTTGACTTCAGTGCGATTCGGATTTTCTCCCCAGTTATTGCGGAAGCGGCGTTTAAGAATTTCTAAGTTAGGATTCTTGCCAAAGATGAAATAGTCCTGGGCCAGCATCATCTCAATGCGACCCCTGACCACATCAAACCATGTATTGAAACGGGTAATCAATTCCTTGAACGGCTCTGACCATTTGCTTTCGTCCGCCTCACTTGTAAACGTAATTTTGTATGGGTAAACATAATCCTTACAATGTACACAGAATGAACGCCAACGATTGAATGTATTATCGTTCGTGTGAATACCTTCCGAATATCGCTTCTTATAACAAAGGACCCAAAGGTAGATTTTACCCTTGTTCCCCATGTTCGACAAGTCCGGTTCTGAGACTTCCTTCTCCAACCACTCGACACATTTCATATTCGATTTATTTTGTGCATGACCTTTAGCCATGTGCCCTCCTAAATCGTGAGAGTGCCGTTTCGCTTATCTTCAATATATTTTGCGACCGGTTCTAAAATGTCAATTAATTTGGAGAGTTTAATGTCGAGACAGACCAACCCTTCATAAACATCCGGAATTGTCTTGTCGCTGAAATCTAACTGCTTTGGTTCTTCTGTTTTCTTCTTTGCCATAATGTAGTCCTCTTTTTCGTGCAAACAGGCGCACGTTGCCTTGTTTATTGTTTAGTTAAATTCTTCGTCGTCAGAGACGTCAGTTTCTTCGTAGCCGAATTCATCGTCGCCTGAGCCTTCAATATTGGCCAATGCTTCCTGGATTGCGGCAACATCGCCCTGTTCAATCTGATACTTTTCGATGAGTTCGTTTAACAAAGTCATTAATTCATTCATAATAATCTCCTCCGTGTTTTATATATTTATATAACGTAAAAGACCACTAAGTTGCCCTAGTGGTCTAATTGACAGGAATCGTGAAAACTAGACTTAATTGGTTGCTTCCCGGAGAAATAACAAAAGGATAAAGACAAAGAAGGAAGCAACCAATTAAATCCTACTGCTGGATTAGTGAAGCGAATTAAGGTATTAAATATGAAATCAGCCAGCAGTAGAATTTAAATTATTTACGCCTTGGAAGCTTCATAAGCCTTTGCTAACACAAACTCATCGCAAGCCTGACCATAGACCTTGAGGTCCCAATCGTTAAGTTCGGAAGGTTTGACACCATTGTCGTCTGTAAGTTCAATAATTTCAGAGACTGTATTATAGACCTTTCCAGAAGTCTTGTTATTGTCAACCTTAACCATAACATCCGCAAAGATTTCTGCAAGGTTATCATCCTTATCGAAAATAAACTTTTCGAAGTCTTCCTGGTTCTTGAAAGTCTTAACATTCTTGAACAATGCTGTCAAATTGCTCTTCTCATTGAAAGAAATAGAAGAGGCCTTAGTTGTGACATGAATCTGCTCACCATTCTTGTCCTTTACGTCCCAAACGAACGAGATTAACTGCTTTGGGTCCGTCGGTGTGCCGTCGGGCTTCTTTGCAAACTTTTCATCCTGCCACGAAGTTCTTAATACTGCCAAACGTGCCTTATAAACACCTGGCTTTTCAATAGCTTTAAATTCACCACCCTTGGATTCATGTAATGTAATTTTACTCATTTTTTGTTTTCCTTGTTTTTACTTTGTTTTACTTTTGTGTAAACATTCATTTGTTTACATTATCAAATATAATAATTAGTTTACGTTTTGTCAACCTGTTTATTTTTATTTGATTTTTTCAATTTCATTGGCTGCTTTTCGTCCTCTTTATGCCACTTGACCTCGGCTTTCATACCGCAATCGATAATGTGACGGAATTTCTCAGTGTCCTCCGCCTCTTCACACTTCAAATCACCATGGGCAATAATGAACGGCTCGCCTGCATACAATAATGATGATCCAGTGCACTCTGCAGCAGTTGCGTCCATTAAGGCCTGCAACTTATAGCCGTCATTAGGGTCCTCAGTCTCAATCCACACTGCATCATGTACCGGCGCAATGACCTTTAAGCCCTCCTTTCGGCACTTACGCAAACATTGTCTAAGGATATATGCGCCAAACGACTGGATTGGCTGATTGCCTAACGTTGTGGGAGATGCTGCATTATATCTGGTGAATATCGGATAACCGTCAGGCAATATCCATACGCACCTATCCGTTGTCCCGCAGTCACCCTGATGCATTGCCGTAATATACATCTTCTGCAATTTCTTTGCCTGACTGTAGGCCTTATCGAGAGCGTGTTTCATCTTTACCGCTTCCGTTTGCAGAATTTTACATCTACTGGCCAAGCGCTTTGCACCTGCACCATATTGCCATGCCAAAGTGAATGTCTTTGCCTTCTTTCTAATTGAGGCCTGCTCTTTGGTCAAATCCTTCTTCTTAATACCTTCCGGTAACAAACCCATCTTAATGGCATTGAATATGTAAGGATCCTCAGCTCTGTAAAGTTCCTGATACGTTGGGTCATTATATAACAGACCCATCAATGCTGTTTCCTGTGAGTGGAAGTCAACCTCAATCAAATATTTGCCTTCAGGCGGGTCCATTACGCCTCTCATATATCGCGTCCATTGTGGAACATACCCTTCAGCCGGTAGGCCTTGCCATCTCTGTGTCTTTGCCTTATTAGGATTCAATGTCGATACATAGATGCGTCCATCCTTTAAATTACGGGTCCAGTTCTGCCATTTGTGGTCCTTATACTTATTTGTCGTAATGCCATTCAAGCCCTTCTGAACATGCTCCGACCAATAAAACCACCATTCCATAAAGTTGGCCTCGGTGAAGCGTGGGTCCTCTCTGAAATCATAGTCCTTCAATATATCAGCCGACAATTCATAACCGCCTGTTGGTGTCCTTGGCCAGTCCTTAATGTCATTTGATTTAATGAACGCCTCCACATATTTCTGGATATTCTTTGTTGCCTTATGATACACTCCGTTCTTGTCCAGTTCGAATGTTCCCGGAAACTTCATGTTCATTGCCTCCTGGAAGGCCTTTATTTCAGCCGCCGCTCCATCCTGCATTAACTGAAGAGCCTCTGTAGAGATTGGAATGCCATTATTGCAAATCCATCGCGACAACTGCATGTCTTCAGACAACTTGAGTATATACTGTTCCCAGTTCAGCAGTCGGGATGTATACATTTCATCGACGGACATACTGCTATATGGGAACAGAAAGGCCCCATTAATATATTCATCGTATCGTTTATGCCAATATGCCTCCAAAGCGTGCAAGTGGGCAACGTCATGCATACAATAGGTCAAAATTTCATCTTCATGGCCTTCTGTCTTGTCGTCAATGCAGTATCGTCTGCAGCGTTCCTTTTCTTCACTGTCGATATTAATGCCCAAGAAATTCGCGCAACAATTGGCCAATGAGAGCTCTTTTGACAAGATGGAAGTATTTATATATTTGTCGTTCATAATGAACCCAAAGTAGCCCGTATCGAACACATTTATTACTGTGGTGTCGATTCCCAGCTTCTCCAGGCACTTAGCCTCGGCAATCTCATAGAAATGGGCCAGCCATAATGCATCTTTATTGGCATTGAACCAATTTATAAAGTCTGTGCATTGTGCAGGGTCCTGGAGCCACCAGCCCTTTGTCTCCACACCGTCATTTATTGCCACACAGAATAATTTAAATGTGGCACTGCAAAATTCAAAGTCTATAGCTATCTTTTTCATATTCATCCTTAAATATAGTAAATTTGGCACACGCGGCACATATGATCACAAGCAAATTTTAAGTTACATTATATTATTATATTAATTAATAATATTATTTTTATTGTCTCTCGCGCGTAACATAGAAAAAAAGTGTGTGCCTTGCGTGCCGGGGTCAAAAAACCTAAAAACTATGCGGTTTTATGCCTTTTCTATTATAAAATTTATAAAAGCGGCACACACTTTAGTTGCGTGCCGGTGTGTGCCGGCACGTGCCGCTACATCTCAAATTCGTTACAAACAGCCTTTTCAGGCTTATTTTCTGTAAATTCGTTGAGTGCAACGCCTGGCCATACACGCAAACGCTTTTCATTCGGCAGTCTACGCATCTGCGGTTTGAAGCCCAACTTAGACATGTGCTCAATGAGATTCTGGAAACTGAGCTCAGTCTTAGGCACTTCATAACGTTCCAGATTGCCTTCCTTCCATGTATTCCAGGCATCTCTGAACTGAGCGTCCGTAATTGCCGTAGAACCACCCAAGATAATGCATGTTCCCAAGAAATCATCAAATACCAACTTGTTGAGTTCTGCACATTCTTCCTGAATACGGTCCTGCATAGCCTGTGGGAGGATTATATCTGAGTGCTTAGGGCAATATTTGGCGTAATCTTGGCGGCATTTGTAAAGAAATTGTGGCAATTCGGCTTCCAATTTCTCTTCCCATGAAGGGTCTCCAGAGCCCAATAAAGGCTTTCCGTCAGAACCGACCATAATTTTGCCTTCTGCATCGCACTGATACAATATAGTCTTGGCACTTTCAGGCTTGTGTATATTAAATAATACTAATCTCGATACTTCGTGCTCGGCATCAGTGTCAATATCCAACAATACGTTTCCATTGGCCCAGATATGACCCTTGAAACAGGCGCTGAATGAATCTTTGCCCTTATATTCAACGTCGGCCAAGTCACCACCAGTTGCGGTGTGGATAATTTGTGACTTCAGCATCTTCGCATTCTTATTATCACCGATAGTGACCAACTGCTTATTCCAAATTTTTGCAAATCCGAACTGGTTATTTAATGACTGTTTCTGCAAAGCTTGGGTTGCACGGCTCAAATGACTAAATGCCGCTCTCAACATTGCCGATTTACCTGAACGGCCATGAGCATCATAGAGATATACCAACTGCCTACTCTTATTCTTTACCTCATAGACCTGCCAGACAGCAGCCCTAAATACAGCACACTCTTCCTCGGAGCTTAATCTTTCGCTCAGTGCCTTATCCCAGAGAGGACATGGGCCTTCCGCAATCAAACCGTTAATATCAAGCTTGATGAACGCATAATCATCAGCTTCGTAAGAATATGGAAGCGGATGGTCATTGTGGCGCTCTGCATATCTACCGCACAATAATGGCAGGTTATTATTAAATTCCTTCACAAACTTATCTTTACTGTGCTGTGCGAACACCTCTGTAAATTCGGTAATTTCGCCATAGCCCAAACGCACGCCGTCCTCATTCTCTTTTGGGATATACTTATAATTAACAACAATATTATTAAAGTGTTCCAATACCCAGCTGGACATGCAATCCTGGAATATTACGGCGAACTCGGACGGGATAAACGGCATGTGACCCTCGCCTTTTTGTTCGAATGGGCACATTGCATTCAACTTATCGAGAATTCTTTGCTTTTGTTTCACAAATTCGGGCCAAAGAACGCCCTCGAGAATTTCAGGAGATGCCAACTGGACAAGACCGTCCTGGCCAGTCTTTAATCTAATAACTTCTCTGTTCTGTAAAATCCAATATGTGCTTGACGTCTGCCAGTTATCGGAGGAGGCCAACAAGAAATTGTGACCAAAGGCTTTATCAAACTCGTTGGACCTTAAGCCCAATAAATCTTGTGGCGGGAGACAAATCGAGCCCTTAATGCCACCTTCAGCGGCAATCTTGGCTGCACTGTTGCGTCTCTTCGCAGCAACAGCTTCCTCAATTTCTTTAATTCTAGGTACTAATGTAGCAACGTCTTTTTGGACTACAGCTGTTATAATATCCTTGTCAGGCTGTTTCCAGTCGACATCCTTCATATAATATTCTATCGGTTTTTCGCCAGATTTACGTGTGATTGCCATTATTCTTCCTCATATTGTAATGTGTGGGCCTCACTGATTATCTCGATAGGCAGGTTATCCTCTCCATACTCCCAATAAATTTCAATCGTCCCGGTCCATCTGTCTTCTGCTACATTGAAGCCTGCAACCGGTGAGGTTCCGTCTGTTACTATATAATGATTTGGCAATAAAGTTTTTTCTATTTGCATATTTAAATAAAATGTCCAGACAACCCACCACGATTGTCTGGACTTTATGAAAGTTCGTACATGTCAGGGTGGTGGGCCTAACAATTTGTTATTACAAATATAGCAATAAATGATTTATTTGTAAACAAAAATTTTTATTCTGAAATTTCAGATAAATGTAAATAAAAATTTACAAATCCCAATAATTTACTATATTATCAGATATGAGGTAATAATATGGGTAGAAAACCAAAAGCAACAGACTATGTTTCGAACGCTCGTTTAAGAGAGCTAATTATTCAATATAACGATTTAAACCCCAATGACAATGGCGACTGGCTTCCGAAATTCGAGAAGACTATGAAGACAAAAGGCAAATGGGATGCAGTAAAGAGTTGGGTGACATTGCGCAAGAAAAAATATGCACAACCACGAAAGTATACTCCTGAATTCGCGATGGTCTCGAAAGAACTGTTTGAAAATATTTACAAAATTGCCAAGGGACGTGTATCATGCTTCTCAGGCATTCCAGTAGATGAACGAGAAGATGTAATACAAGATTGCATGTTGGCCGTAGTGCAATACATCAATCGCTACCGTGAAGATTTAAATACATCGGCATTTGCGTATGTCACGCAAATCCTCTCGAATGCCCTTAAGTTGCACATGGGCCAAGAGAATGACTCTATGTGGTGTCGTCAACCTTGGCATGATGTCAGCGACCAGTGTATAGCATTAATGTATGGAGTAGAGGAGGCTAGTGATGATTACGAGACCTAATCATGTAACCAAATATGACCAAGCGGACAAACAGCGATTCAGAGCAGGTCTGAAATGGAGAATGTTCCGTAAGCAGTTAAAGGATAAGCAGAAGATTGATCCTGTCACTGGTCAGAAACTCACCAAAATGGCCAACTGCCACCACAAGGACCTCTACGGCGACTACGAGGACCTGAGCGACGAACGCAAATTTGTATTTCTCAATGTGGCCACACATGACGTCGTGCACTTCTTTTTCCTAAGGTCTAAGCCGAGAGAATGGCGCAAGAGGATTCTCCGCATGATCCACATCCTTAAGGAAATGGAGAAATATGCAGAAGAATATTATAAGTTATAAATAAGTTAATAAAAATTTACTATATTTACATATTATGAACAAGGATATAATTTTAGCAATTTCACCAGAACAAGGACAGTCGGGAGGGTGTTACTGGCACCGCATCGCAACTATAGCCGATTGTCTAAATGCAAACAAGGACTATGGCACAAAGGTCATCACTACGCCAATGCCAATATTTGACACACAACTATTGGAAAGGGTCAGATGCGTGTTCGTTCAGCGACCGTCGTGGCCTGCTCCGTGGTTGAAGAACTATAAAGAGCTTCAACCGAAATTCGGATATTATTCCATTGTCGCGGAATTCGATGATGCTTGGGATGCAATAATCCCGGAATACAATGCCGCATCGCTTCAGCCTCGTGACTGGAATGCAATCGATCAGACAATCAGAGAGAACCTTTCATATTGCGACAGAGTTGTTGTCACGACCGAATTTCTCAAGCGCAAGCTCAACAAGCAATATAATATATGGAATGTCAAGGTTATTGAGAACGCCGCACCCAAGTATCTATACAGTGCGAACAGAAAGACGTTCTTCAGGGACAAACCATTGTGCTTAATCCCGTCAGGTATGCAACATTACCGCACGCCAATTCCATTCAATCCGCAGAACCCTGTTGGAGCTGTAGGTCTCCGTGGTGATTACTGTGGTCAGTGGCCAGAATTCTTAATTAAGGAAATCAAGGAGCAGAAAATTCAGCTGCATGCAATGGCTGACAAACCGTATTTTCTCTCTCCAGTCCATGATATGATTGAAACCTCCCCATGGCTCGACACTCCTAACTATGCCGCATTCATCACAAGGATGCAACCAGATATTATATTGGCACCGTTGGTCGAGAATGACTTTAACCGCTCAAAGTCGCGCTTGAAGTGTGCAGAAGGGTTCGCAATCGGTGCAATCGTCATTGGCAACGTATTTGAATATTCGCCATACGAAGTTCTCCACCCATATTGTCAAGTTCCGCCAAACCCGACAATGGAACAATTGGAGACTGTGTTCAATAACGTCAAGGAGCACTGGAAGGAAATCTTGGATTACCAATATGACTTCATCAACAAGAATGGTGAATTCATGGAATCCGAGGACCACATAAACAAATATTTAGGGGCATTTGCACCCGCCAATAGGAGAATGGTATGAGAATATGGACAGACGAAGAGCGAAAAACCCGCTCAGAATATATGAAACAATTGTGGAAAAAGAGAGGTTACCGCCGGAAAATCAAAGAGGCTAGGCGCAAAACCAGGGAGGAGGGCAAGTGTCTAGTCAATATCCCGCAACTGGAGAGCGATAAGGATTACCGCGATTACCAAAGACTACAGCATCGAATCTGGTATGAGAAGAACCGCGAAAAGTGGAACGAATATTCAAAGAAACAGAAACTGAAGAGATTGTCGGTTGAGCAGCTGATTGCCTTGAGGGACAAGCACATAAGGACAGGACACGATGAGTGGGCCAAAGCTGTGGGTGATGTTCTTAATGAAAAGCAAACTGACAGATTAATAGAGGAGGACCTACATAATGGCTGAACCAGTAATACCAGAAATCGAATAGGCGATAATGACTCCTGAAGAAAAAGCAGCAATTATATTTCCTGACATGAGTACATTACCGCTTAATGAAAAAGAGAAAATTCACATTATAGAAATGTTCGAAATGAATGATTTACAAAATGGATAAAATATGAAAGAACCAAAATTAACATTAACTTATATAGGCACAGATGGCCATGTTATCAATTTTGATTTCATGAAAGTATTAGAAGCAGTTGATGCTGCTAAAGGTGCATTCGCTTATCAATATAAACAAAATAAAAACAGAGATGAATATAATGTTACATATTGTGAAAGACAAGCGGATATTCCAGAAGGCTGTGAAGAAATAGACTTCAAGGATCCGGATGCATGGAGAGCTGAATTGAACGAAGAGGTATAATAATGACTATTTTATTTGCAAGTTTATTAATTTTAGCAATTTTAATTATTATTGTTATTAATGAATGTAATAATACATTAGTAGCTAATTTAGAAGACAAAATAAAACAAAAAGAAATAATATTTGACATTATTTCTGAAAAATATGGTCATGATGAATGTGATAAAATTCGTTTAGAATATATGCACAGAATTCTACCGCTACCTATGGAGGAAATTAAATAATGTGTAAACTCTGCGACAAAGTAAAACCTAAAGGATGGAATTTCTGTCCACTATACGGAAAAAAATTAAATAAAGAAGAGGAATAAAATATGATATTTGAAACAGAAGAACAAAAAGAACTAAACGAAATATTTAAAGATTTCAAAAAAACCTTCACAATAAACAATATAGACTACAAAATAGAAATTTTAAATATTATGACGGTTAATGGAAATATGATATCACTTATACTTCATGATATAGTTCCAGAAAATCATAAATGTTCATTACTTAAACAGAATGGTATAATTTTTAATATTGAAGAATTAAAGAAAATGGATAAAGATAAGTTAAAAAAAGAATTTTGGGAACCAAGAATTATGTCGTTAATACATGATACTTTTAAAGGTGATAGAGAAAAAATTAACACAATATATAATCAATTAAAAACTGAATAGGGTATCTGAAATAAAAATATTACAATCCACTGGGTTTCCAAAGCTCAGTGGATTTACTATATTATGCACATAAACAATTCAACAATGAGGAATTAAATATGGCAAAGCGCAAACACTCCTGGCTTGACAAATATAACTTCAGTGACCGTAAGGTTGACATTGATGTAGTTATCAATGGTAAGACACGAAAGATTATTAATGTTCACATGCTCGATAATAAACCAAGAAGTTTCGAGCTGTATGAACAGAAAGGTATGACCGAAATGGTATTATCGTTTAATGACGGCTATGCTGAATGTATGGAAGCATATAACAAGTTTATCGGATAAGGAGAATGTATAATGTTGAATTTCATTAAGAATCTGTTCCCTAAGGCTGAGGTCGTTAATATCGAAATCCCGGTTGTAAAGGAAGATCCGGTTGTAGAAGAAGTCAAGTCTACCAAGAAGAAAGTCTCCATGGACGAAATAGAATGGGCCAAGAATATGTTTGATGCTGGTCCAAAGGGAAACCTAAAGGACTATCACAGAGCAGTGTATATTCTCAACAAGTACGGTGTACGCAAGTTCCGTAGCAAGACAAGGGGAGCCATCCCGCTGTCGGAGAAGTATCGTGTCAAGTCAATGGCAGAGCTGCAGGAAATCGTCGTTTCTCCAAGTTCCACTGTAACACAGAGAAAGGCAGCAGTCCAAGCAGCATTTACGCTCGGCTTTACCAATGCAAAGACGTCTGCATAAATAATAAGTAATTCCTCATTAAAGTAATGGGTAACTGCGGAAATCTTTCGCTTCACTTTTGGGTTTCCAAAGTCACCTCTTATTACTATATTATAGTCATAACGAATAACAAATGAGGATATAATGAATTTCGAACTTTGCAAGAACAAATACTTTCATATCTCTGAAGGTAACATGAACATTGAAGTTTCTGTGTCTGGCTATCATTTGATTTATGGCCGAGAAGTTATTACATATGTAACTAAGAAAGGTGCTCAGAATGATTTAAATTCTATCTTTGAAGAAGTGAAGACAAAGACTGGTCGCAAAGAAATTCTCGATTATTTGCAGTGGAGATTCACTACACTTCCTGAAAAATATAGAATGGGCGATTTTTAATAATAAAAGAGCGTCTTTAACTATCTTTATATCTTCTGGTCTTTCTCAAGTAAGAACACCTTGGCAGGGAAGACTGGCGCTTTCTGAGATATTAACAGCCAGTACGCCGTTGCTAGGCGCTCTGCGAGGAAAGCCTCAATTCTTGCCTGATATTCTGGCTTGCTGTCCTCTTTGCCAGTGTACCATTCAGGATGGCGCTTGATATAGTCAATGCGGTCCTCAAATGTCTCGGTGCCAATCTTCTTGTGAACATTATCGAGCACCTTGAACAGGAAGTTTGTATAATCCTTGAACTGGCCAACAGTCATAATGCCTATTGTGTAAGGGATTAGAATATTGCCATTCATGACTCGCTCGAAATGTTGAAGTAAGTTCGGAAATTCTTCCTTGACAGCCTCCCCACACAATTTCAAATCTTCAATATTGTGACAATGAGCATAATGTCCGGCAATCGGTCCATTGAAGACCATTGGCTGTGCGACGGAGAGACGTCCCTGATAATCTGGGTCCAACATGCGGCGATAATGAGAGAGCGAAATCCAGTCAGTATCTGAATATTGCATCATGCCGTTTTCTGCCTTCTCGGTATTGAATTTATCGAGGAGGAGTTTATAACCAGCAAGTTCTGACCAGATTCTGTGGTCATATTCTTTGCATTTGGAATTATTGATTAATATTGCGTCAGAAAAAGGGAGATCTTTAGCTCCCTTGTGATAAAATACGAATTTATACATTGTAGCCTCTTTGTTAATACAATATATTTATAAAGACCAGTAACCTGACCCAGCTTCGCGCCAATTCAATTCATTTACATCGTCATAGGCCTTGGTAAAGTCGACATAACAACCAGATTCCATTATATATTGACGATTATCAATTGTTGCCGTATATAAAGATGGACCGTCATAATTATGAGGCGTTGTAATTCTCAAATTAAGTAACGAATTAGGCGGGTTAAGGGTTACAGAAGGATTAGCTGTAGTCATGACATAGGCGGAACATGTTGGATCTGGTGGCAGGTTAACTACATCAAAATGCCCAGATCTGTAATAAACCAACCCTGCGTCCTGTGCATACGGGATTAATGCAAATTCACCTGTGGCACCCATTTCGTTGCGGACGAAAACTGTATTACCAGTAACTGTCTGCGAAGGGCGAATCACCTGGAAGGTCATCTCTGTAACTTTGGAATTATCAATACCACCAACTGCGAAAGATGCAGAAATTGGGCAGTCACCACCTCCATTTGAAAATATTACGTTATTAGAGTTTACTATAGCACTCATAAAATCTCCTTGTTATATTTATTATTCCCAATTTAGGGCGTCCTCATAATCGCTAAAACCACCTACTTTAAAGCTATGAATGCCCACTGTATAATCATGGTTACTTCTAGCATAAAGTGTATATGCCGATAAAGCTGTTTTACCTGGAGGTAAGGCACCCGAACCAATATAGGTATTATCTAAATAAGCACTAGCTACAGAATTTGCAGTGGACATAATTAATCTATAATAATGAGGATCAGCACTAGTTGATGGGCCTAATTTCTTATTTGTATCAAACCAAATACTTTGTTGACCATATGTATATGCACTACCACCAGTAGCAGTAAATTGATAATATGACATATTATAGTCTGCATACCTGTAACAAATATGCCCATCAGTTGTCATATGATCTGATTCCCACACATCATCACCAACATGCCAGTTCCAGTAAGGCACATAAACGTCTTCATTTGAGCGTATGCTATATTCAATGAAACTTTGTTCTCCATAAAGATTGCTATTACACCAAATCTTAAATTTTGTAGTTACATAATTATAACCAGTTATAGGTGCTGAAATTTCTTTACGTTTAGACTGGTCACCCCCTTGGTATATAATCATAGGATCTATGCCGTTGTTATAAATTTCTGCAGAAACCCTGTAGTCAGTTTGCCATAACAATTCACACTCATTATTATAGACAAGAGTTTCTCCAGAATAAGCTAAAGAATCAAGTGTTGTCATACTAATTCGCCTCCCCAGAATTCTGGAATTTGATTAAGTTCAGCTCTACCTTGTGGCGTATCATAACCACAACCCAAGAAACAATAGTGGCCATCTGAATCAGCTACACCTATACCAGTAGCATAATTATACAATGCTAAAGCACCACCAGTTACTTGACGACAACCCTCAAAGGCATACTCCATTGCACCAGTTGGATTACTTCTATCCGGATTGGTAGCAACCGCACCAAGCGTTAATGCTGGTACTCTCTTCAAATTAGAACAACCAGCAAACATTAATGCTATATTTCTAGCTGCCGATAAATTAAAGTCTGGTGCAGATGACAGTGCAGAACAGAAACAAAATGCCCATTGAGCCTTAGTAACATTACTAAAATCAAATGATGGGACTGTAGACAATGCAGAACAACTATGGAATGCAGCGCGTATATCTGTGACACTATGTGTATTATATAAAGGTACAGAAGTTAGAGAGGTACATGTTTGGAACATTCCGCTCATTGAAGTTACATTGGTAATATCCATTGTTGGAGCATTTGTCAGTGAAGTAGCACTTTCGAACATATTTTGTGTGTTGGTTACATTAGTAGTATTTAATTCACAAACACTTGTTAACGAAGTGCAACATCTGAAAGTATTTTCTGTATCTGTTACAGCAGATAAATTTGCATCCATCACTTCGAGCAAATCAGTATGGCCATTTAATAGGCCATACCAAGATTGATTATTATAATAAAGATCCCAGACATTTGGAGATGCTGAAACTTGCGTTGCAGTTCCTCTAGAAAACGTTGGAGTTACATTATCTCTATACTTAAGACGGATTGTATAACTTGGAACAGACGGGCCTTCTGGCCATATCTTTATACCATTATGATATAATGTCGCCTCAACCCCATTATACATGATGTGATAAGGTTTAATATTGTTTACAATAATTGCCATTACGACCCCGTTACGATATAGAGAATATTAGAACCGGTGGCTAATCCAGAATTTGCAACTACCTTTGTCGGAATATCACCCCAATATGCGGAAAAGTTAGTAACAGTTGTTTTACAAGCATTCCAGCCAGCTACATTTGCTGTCACATTATTCTTTAAATATGCAGAAGCGGCATAGCCAGAACGTGCAGAATTATACGCACCGTCCCAGTTTGCGGAATTTGCGGTTACTAATTGGCATGCCTGGTCAGCAGATTCAGGGAAATCAGAACTACCAGAGAAGCCAATAACTGTTGCAGAAACAGAATCTTCAACAAAGTATAATGGTGACTGAACCCCTAATACAGCAGACTGTGCGGAAATCTTATGCTCAACATTGTTTACGACAATCGGCGCAACACCTTCATATTCAGCACTTCCACTACCTGCTCCAGAATAACCGATATAAACAGTTCCATCTCTCTTTGTCAAATAAACGCCAGATTCTCCGCTAACAGGAACTTGCGGATGCCCGACATTGTAACTAGAAATTGACGTAATAGAACCGTTATCTATATTCAATGCAGAATTCTGAACGTAATCCAAATTAGTTACATCTGGAATCTGAGCGGTTGCTTGGTTAACTGCATAGCTTGAAGCGTTCTGAATTTCTGAAGTCCAGTCCTTACCGCTTACAACATGGTCAGTGATGTCTATATTTGCGCCCGCACTGTATGGAGTGTTATCACCAGTAACGGCTGTCAAGTAATGTTGATCAACAACCCAGTTGACTGCTGAATTATATGCATTACCAGATGCGTTCTGGATAGTCGGTGTCCAGTCCTGGTGAGCAGTTAAATATGTATCAACAATTTTACGTCCTAAGGAGTCGTATGTAGCAGAATCTGCAGAATGTGTATGATTAGATTCCGTAGCATAATTTGCTGAACCAGCTTCTATTGCACTGTGAGAGAAGTGAGAAGAAGTAGCAGAAACAGCGTAATCAGCTCTATCGGCGGAAGCAACAGAGCCTGTCACACTTATAACATAATTATCAACAGAAATGTTAGATCCACCGCTATAAGGAATGATTGGATCAGCATTAAGAGCAGATCCGTTAATGGCTGAAATCTTTCCGTCTTCTGTTCCTTCGAATGTTGGAAACGCAGAATCGTGAATGCCTATGACTGTGGATGCGGAGGTGTCTTCGACGAAGTATAATGGGTCTTGAACGCCCAACACAGCTGATTGAGCGGAGATGAGCATGTGCTCATTGTCAACAACGATTGGGGCAATGCCAGAGTAGCCATTGACTAATCCGTATGCACTTTCGGCGGTTACTGCGTAATCTGCAACATGGGCTGAGTCTGCCAATTCAGTATAGCCTGCTGACTCCGCATATTCTGCACTATTGGCATTATCTGCATAGTCGGCATGATAGGAGTCGTCAGAATGATAAGAATTGTTTGCACTCTCAGCAAAGAAACCGTCACCAGAAATAGACGAAATTAGATTACCGTTGTAACCTAAAGCTGAATTCTGAACGTATGGTAAATTAGTTACATCCTGATGAGCTGTCAAGTAATTCTGTTCATCGACCCAAGCAGTAGACTGATTGTAAGCCTCATTGACTATATCACCAGATGTGGAAGAAATACCCGACATGACTGCATCGCCAATGTCGTCGCTCCAATCACGACCAGAAATTACATGATTGGTGATATCAATGTTTGGTCCGGCCGAATATTCAATTCCACCTCCGCCTTCACCAACTCTTAAAATACGGTTATGTTCGCTTAGTAATTGCATGCTAAAACTCCTGTATTATTTATTTAACCATTCCAGCTGTCAGCATCTACAAAATTATTAAATCCAGCAATTTTGAAATTTCGTGCAGAGAAAGTACTTTCTCGAGCGATTAGGTGGAATGTAATTTTATTGATGGCGGTTGTACTTCCTGGTATATTACCATAGCCACAATCAGTATTGTTTACATAAACTCTGCTATTATTAGTATTAGCTTTGTTTATCAAAAGTTTAAACCTATGCCAAGTGCCCTCGCTATATGCGCTATTGTACCAATAAGGAATATTATTTTGTACAACTCTTGAAACATTGGAAGTAGGGTAGAAATATACTTGACCTCTGACACCCACATAACCATCAATCGGTTTCGCTGACCAATTTGTAGGTTCAATACATACACAACTATTCCTGGTATCTGTTCGCTTATCAAATGTTATGACATAATAATTGAACCCTGTCAATGGTTGATTTATATCCTTTGTAAACTTTCTGTCAGCACTTAACCAGTTAGAACCAGTAAGTAAAGTAGAATCACTGTATAATACAGCAGATGGAGGAGGCAATGCAGAGAAGCCAGCTCTTGCGGTCACGTCATTATTCATTATAAACTGATTGCCTGTCAAGGTTGCACCAGTAATAGAATAACCAGAAAAACCGTAATTTGCATTCGGTGTGTTGCTCAACGTGACATTAGTTCCAGAAAAGCCAGACATTGGAGAAGCGGTCATTGTTCCTCGTCCATCGGTACTGGTTGTTACTTGATAAATACTTCTTTCCCAAAGCATTTCTTTAGAATTGTTCAACAAAGCCTTTCCATTGAAAGAGAGGCTGAATCCTGAAGTTATCATTTCTGTTTGCCCTCCAGTAACATCTGGATATACTTTAAAGACGTCTCTATTGAAGCCAGTCTAGCATCCAAATCCAAATCTTTTAATCGCTGTATCTCGTTCTCCAACAGTTTGACTCTTGTGTCCATGGAGTCTGCTGCAGTATCTCTGGACTTCTTGGTAGAATTTCTCTGCAGTGCGATAATCAGATAGACTACCGCTGCCGAGACTATACCTACTGGACCCGAATTTAGAAATTGCGTCAAAATGTCTTCCATTGTTTAAGCCTTTCTGTTGATGCCGACGACTTTCAAAATTGATGGACCTCTATCAGTGCGAATAGCAATACTTTTATTTGATCTGTTAATTTCCATTCTACATCCGTAATTTAACTCAACTGATGAAATTGTGAATGATGCATTGCATGTATCATTAAATAATGAAGTACCATCAGAATTAGCACCAACAATACCACCGATAGGATAGTTAGTGGCAATAGAAGGACAGATTTCTTGTGTCAATTCTCCATTGCCGTATGAAATTTTGTATTCAAATCTAAGTCTTTCAAAGTTTAATGGATTTTCTGACAAATTAAGTGATGCCCTTGTATTTGTAATCATTGAAGGATTATCATTATAGTACAGCACCGTTTCATTATATCCCGGCACTACTCCCAGCGGACTCGCGGAAGTTCCGTTTCCTGAGAGCGTATTGTCATGCGATACTTCTTGCTGAGTAGCTAGTAAAAAATTATTTGTTGCGATTGCGTTGATTTCACTCATTATGCGTTACCTCCGGAAATGCGATTTACTCCTACGACCTTTCTAATTGAGTTAAGTGCATAAGTATTGTATGCTGTATTATAAGACATTGTATTCTTGAAGTCCCAGCAATAGGCGGTCATGACTCTAATGTTTGTTCCTGAAAATAATAAAGTAACGTTTCCTATCCAATATGTAGCACTTGTTCCACCTGCTTTTATCATTTCATGAATTTTAATAGAATCACCTGCTTTATACTCATGCCATTCAGGAGAGTCAGGGCCGTATTCAATTTTAATTCTTTCAAAATTATTTAAGGCTTCACTCAAATTAACAGCACTTGTGGCATTTCCACTCCACAGCACCGTTTCATCGTTGGAAATCCTTACAGTTCCCTCCGATGGGCTGTCTACTGTGATTCCTGTGCCTCCAACAAAGTTAGTTGCTGAAGTCTGACCTAATACAAATGTTCCGTCATATATTGTGTTCATAAACTTTTCTCCTTACTGCTTACGACCGATACCAACAACTTTAATGATAGTGTTTCTTAATAATAATGTATTTGATTCTTGATTTATTGTACCTGTAGCAAATGAAGTACCTTGTATAGAATGTGCAGAAGTAACATATAAATGTTCATCATCCCAAGTCAATTTCTGATTTACAATATACCAACCATTTTGACCAAGTGACCAATTAACTTGAACATTATTCAATGTTGCTCGAGGTTCAAAATAAAGAACAGTAGGACATTCGGTATAATTTGTGTCTCCTCTAACCATTCTTACTTCTATTCTATCAAAACTTGATAATGGTTCAGATAATGTAGCGGCAGATGTATGATTTGATAAATATACACTATCAAATAAAACTGTTCGATCTATATTCAATAGCTGAGCAACAGCACTCAAATTGACGCCGAGAGCGAATTGAGCTGAGTTAGATAAGTGCACCAACGTATCATCTGTTACTAACCATTGCTTTTCAGCCCCATACTGCGCTATTGCACTACCATTTAATGCAGATACTTCATTCACTGCATTATATCCAACACCGGATTCTGGTAAATACGAGGTTATCGGATAACCATTTACATCGTAGCTTGCAGTAGAAGCGCTGTAAGCTGATTGTGCAAAGAATGCACTATTATTAACACCTGAAATTACTTGCATTTTGCCTCCCATCTGCAAACTTTATGTCTCTGGAAATATGCTCTTTCGCAATCATAAAGAGCTTTATTTTGATTTCTGATTAGACCAAACTTTTCGTAGAATTTCTTACCGAATTCACCCTTAGGAAGTTTAGTTCTTTGCTTCTGTAACGTCAAAGGATTATTATTGTTTTCCTTAGATGTTACACATTGAAGATTGTCAATTCTATTATCGTCACGAACTGTATTCTTGTGGTCGATAACTAAACCCTTAGGAATTTCATGCTTAAATGTTTCAAATACTGCGCGGTGAACAGTCATGGGTGAATATCTATTACCATTCTTATAAGAGAATATCAAATAACCGTCACTGTCATGGCGAAGCTTACAAAGAATTAATTTTTCCTGAGCTTCACTGTATCTGTATACCAGACCGTCTTCGGTAAACCATCGATTATATTTCTTATTGTACTTCATAATCTATTAAATATAGCAAATTTTTGGTTACGTGTTGGTTAAATCTCAATATATCCGAAATTTAATTCTGTTCCGGCTGACAATACGATACCACTAATAGCAGTCACCTTATTATCTACGATCCCAAGGTCAGTGTCTTGCAAATATCCTGCCAGAGACTGATGTTCAGTCAAGTAACCCGCCGGATTTTCATTCATCGGATAGAAGTTACCAGAATCAGACGTTAACAAGAAGTTTGCACTGTCCGTAGCAGAAAGGTAATCGCCAGCATCCTGTTTTGCAGTCAAAGATTCAACTGTCGCATAGGCTGTCATTCCAGTAATGTCTTGCTTACCAGTTAAATCGCCAGTTGTAGCCATGTCAGCAATATCCGCTGTGTAAACTAAATCTTGCGGCAATGCTGTGAGGAAGTTACCAGAATCAGCGGCATAAATCGCAGAATCTAATTTGGTATCGACCTGTGCAGAAATGTAGGAAGGGTCAAATGCTGGCGGAATTGCTGCAGTAGCCTGTTCATAGGCATTTGCAGATGCAGCGGTAATCGTATCTGTCCAGTCAGTCTCGGCTGTCAAATAACCCTGTGCAGTAACCCAATCTTTATCAGCATAGTCGGCAGAAATATTGAAATAAACCTTGTCGCCGCTCTCAAAGATAGAAATGCCTGAAGTGGAGGTTACTGGAATCTGTGGATTTGCAGTACCACCAGCCCATGCTGCAGAATTTGCAGAAACAGTCTGTGTGGTCGCATTCCAAACAGCACTCTCCGGAATATCAACAGCGGTTAAATAACCTTTATCTTCTACCCACTGTTCTGTTGCGTAACCTTCTAAACTTTGATGCGCAGTTAAGAATCCGCTTGGGTTTCCTGTCATTGGATAGAAGTTACCAGAGTCACTCTTGTCAAGCTTTTCATCAAGCTGTGCAGTTGTGGCTAATCCGGTAATATCTGCAGAGTAAACCAAATCTTCTGGTAATCCAGTGAGGTAATTGCCGGTCGGGGCATAGAGGGTGTCAGCGGATTCTTTGGTCAAGTAATCGCCTGAAGGCATTAATCCAGAAGTAGCCACATCCACAATATTCTGGACATCTGCACTAGTAGGTAAATCAACAACACTAATAGTGTTATTATTAATAGAAATGTAAGATCCTGCTTCATATTCATTACCTGCTGAGAATGCTGAACCGTTATATCCGGTAATCTTGTTGTTCTCGAATCCCAGACCGCTCTCGCTCATGACTCCTTCTGGAATTGTCTGGCCAGAGAAGCCGATAATACATCCTTCCTCGTCGTCCTGGACGAAATATAACGGATCCTGGACGCCGAGCGGCACGTGGTTAGCCGAAATTTTATTTTCAATATTGTTGACGACAATCGGTTCGATGCCATCGTAAACTTTTCCCGCAGAAACGACAGAAAGTGGCGATTGTGGTGTTCCTTCACCCGACATTGTGCCATCATGCCAGACCTCTGTGAGACCATAAACAGTTACGTCACCCCCGATTGCAGGTTTGACATTGAGCCTCGAACAAATCATATTGTTGAAGCTATCATAAATGTAAATGTCGAAAGTATAATGCGGTTCGACAAGGACAACTGCACGACCGTCATTATTTAAAGGGATTTTAAATGGATTTTTTGTGCCATCGAAATTCTGCCAGGTAATATACTTCTGGTCAGTGCCCGCGATAAAGACTTCAATATGTCCACCGACAACAGGTTTACCAGCTATGTTCTCCACTTGGAATATGGAGTCAAAGAGATAGCACAAGCTATTATTGTCAATTGCCACGTAACCTCCTAATTACTGTTACTTCTACAGTGGGAAAATACTGTATGTTCTACATATATTTATAAGGCACGCATGATCACAAGTAAAATTTAAGTTACATTATATTATTATATAATATTAAATAATTATTTTATTGGGCAAATTTTCCTAAACATAGAAAAAATCTGTGTGCCTTATGTGCCGCGCTGTATATTGTG